GTCCTTGTCCTTGTAATAATGCTGCTACTTTAGGATCATTTATCATTTGTTCAAAAAGTTTAGTTGGACCACCCATAAACATTTTTAATGGTGGATTAGGATTTTGTATTTGTAAAGCAGGATTACCCATTATACTTTGAAACTGTGTAAGTCCTCCTTGATTCATCTCTTCAACTTGTCCACCCTCTTGACCATAAGCTTGATTAAAATAATTCATACCATAAGGAGCTAGACCACCAGATATAAAGTTACTTGCTATCTGTTGTTGATTAAATGGTCCCATTGAAGTTTGTGTGAATGGTGTTGAATATATATCTATCTCCTCTGCTACTTCTGGTCCCGGAGGAGGAGGTCTATTAGCATCAGCTCTCATCTGATCTACTAAAGCATTTCCAGCTGCTCCTGTTGCTGCTCTTCCAGCTAAAGGTAAATATATAGATGGATTTTTTAATGATTCTAAACCAGAAGCTTTTATAGTTGCATATAAATCTCTACCACTAGGAGCTAAATTAGATACAACTTCTGAAAAACTTCCTTGTAATCCTTGATTACCTGCAGCTATTGCTTGGTCAGCAATCATTTTTGCTGTTTGATCTGAACCTTGAGAAACTAAAGTTTCTGCTGCTTTTTCTTGAGCTGCTTTTGTAAGAGCCTCTTTACTTGTATTAGCTGCTACATCTTTTAAGGCTCCTGAACCTGCACCAGTACCACCAAATAATCCTGCAGTTGCTCCCCCAAGAACTGCATTTGTTAATGCCTCTTGATCAGACTTACCTGTCATCTTTGCACCTAATCCAGAAGCTGCAGCTGCTGCTGCCATCTGTGCTGCTGTACTCATACCACCAGTAGCTATACCTGCACCAATACTTAATAATGCTGGTAAAGCTGCTTCAAGAAAACGTGAACGACCTTCAGGTAATCCTGTGGCTGGATTAATGGTCATGGTATTACCAGATAATTTATTAAGATTGTTTACTTCATTAGGACTAAGATGAACAAGCATACTATCATTGTCTCTGCCCTTCATTGCCATTAGGTTAGCTAGTCCTGACATAGGTGCATCAGGCATTGCTGTTGTTGGATTTACCATAGGTCTTTTTACCACGTTTCTACTCCATTAGTTATAGACATTATATCCTGTAATGCCTGTGTTTGCAAAGGTTAATTAAAATCTACCCATGCTTGTGTTACTGCTGTGCTAACATATCCTTTAAACTTTCCTGTACTAGCACTATAAGCCACATCCCCTGCTCTAGGTCTACCAATATTTGTTATAGTTACCACACTATAAATATTAGTAGAAGGCTTATCATTTTCTTCAGCATCCCTTGTTTCTAATTCATTAATTAAATTACCACTCCATGATCTTAGATCATTATAAGTGTCATTCATTTCTTTATTCTTAATATTGTATGCTGTTGGTAAGTCTGGGTATCTAGCCATTATTGTTGTCCATCTGGTTTAATATCTAATCTTACAGCACCATATCTCCAATAGGTATTGTCTGTAAAACTAGAAACTTTTACTCTTGCTTGTCTTCCTCTTGCTCTTAAATGTACTTGTTGTGTACCAGAATTAATATTAAATGGTCCTTTCTCTATAAGATTTCCTGCAGGAAACTGTTTAGTAAATAAACTAAATTGTATGTTACCATCATTAATAGTAAAGTCTGGAATCATTCTATCAATAAACATTAACTCATGACCATCTTTAATATCAAAGTCAGCAGATTCTAAGTATGCACTAATAGGTTCTCCATCAGCACTATAGTAATCTTCTGGTTCATTATTATAAAGATAAGAGTCATTACTTGTAGTTATTGTATTATCATATACAACTCTATCTGCATATGTAGTCCATAATGATTCTCCATATACCCATGTGTTATCACCATAGTTCCACATTACATAACGATTAGGTTCTTCTGAATTACTAGAAGGATATAACCATACTACTTCTTTAAACTCAGAATTAATTCCACCAAATATTTTACTTTGTTGTGAAGTATTAATATCATCATAGATATATCTTCTAACTGTACAATCAAGATTTCTCATTTGACCATCAAAGATAAAGAAGTTATTTTCACCCATCCATACCATACGACCATCAACATTAACAGCTGCATGTTGAGATACTAATCCACAAGCTGTACCTAATTGTCTAAAATTAAATATAAAAGGTGGACCAACAAACTGCATACCATATAAAGCATTATCAGTAAATACACCAATAAGATTTCTAGAACGAACAGCTCCAATAATTTGAGAGCCATCTGTTAATATAGTTTCACCAGCAGTTGTAGTTATAGCTGGAGTCCAATTGTTATAATCTTCTTGATCACTCCAACGAACTAATAAAGGATTATAAGTACCCGTACCAAATTCAGTTGAACCAAAAGAAATAAGATGTCTGTCATTAGGAGACACTAGTATTACATTGTTAACACTTGGTGATGCACTAATAAGATAAGCTCTTTCAGGTGTAACAGATACATCTGTATCATAATAATAAATACGTCCACCTCTACGTGCCATTACTACATCTTCACCCCATGTATCAAATGACCAATTAGTTGCAGGGAAAGTTATATTAGAAGTAGTAGCAGCTTGATTCCATGCTCTTCCTGTAGATACAGAAACTCCTGCATTATATACACCAGCTCCATAACCTAGTCCTTGTATAGCATTAACATTACCAGTAGGTAAAAGGTATCCTACTTCTGCATTACCAATATGAGTAAAAGTTCCTGTTGCTGGAGTACTATTAACAAATTCATAATTATTAACACCTATTACAGAAACAAGACATACTTGATCTTTCAAAGTTATTCCTGCTGTAACTGTAGAACTAACAAAAGTAATCCAATCACCAGTATTTAAATTATGATTATTAGAAGATACTGCTATTGTTACTTCACCAGATACATAATCCATTACTGATACTAAATTAACTGTACTTACTAAAGGAGTTACATCAATGTTTGTATCACCATCATATGAATATACTTTTTGTTCTGTACCAAACATAATATGTTTTGTAGTATCATTATCAGACCATGTAAGTAAATCTCTAGCTATACCATCAAAAGCTGTAGTTACTCTTTTATTATAGCCACGCATATTCTCTGGTCTACCTTCTCTGAAACGTACACGATTACCATCATACCATGAACCTTCTTCGGCATAACGTGTAGACTCTCTATGAAATCCCGGTCTAAAATCTAACTTTGCTGTGATTGAATCATATGCCATTAATTATTCTTTGCTCCTAAAATTGTACCTGCAGTTATTGCATTAACTCTTGTCCATCCATTAATAGCTACACCAGCTGGTCCACCAGCTCCAGCAGAACTATACATTCCAAATGGTGCACTACCACCATTAACTGCATTAACACCAGCACTTCCTAAAGTACCTCCATTACCACCAGTTCCTCCATAAGAACTATGAATATTAATAGTACCAACTCCTGCTCCACCAGTAGTTAAAGTTCCGGGATTACCTGCAGGTCCAGATACGTATGCATTAGCTTGTCCGGGATTTATAGGGCCTCCCTCTCCATAACCAGCTCCACCTCCACCAGATCCTCCTTGGAAACTTCCAGCAAGAGCAAAGGCTTCACCACCATTACCTCCACCTCCTCCGCCTCCACCTCCTCCGATGGTTCCGTTGTTAGTAAGATTCATAGTAACACCACTAATGATTTGTATAGCTGGTCCACCCGGTTGTCCATTACTATATCCGGGATCTGGATATGGAATAACTACAGAGAAAGAACCTATAGCACCTTTTCCACCTTTACCTACAATGTAAGTTCCAGTATCTAATGTAAGATTAACTTGAGAGTTAGTAGGTAAACCAGTAGTTTCAAAAGCATAGGTACTTATAGAGCTGCTTCTAATAATAGCTCCACTTGATAAAGTTAAATTAGCTATCACACTATCTGTTCCATTCCATCCTTGAGCAGTTGCTTCGGTAGCTGTACTAAAATTATCTGTAGTTCCTGAAAAAGTTTTACTAAATTCAAATCCTTTGGTAAATCCTTTTACCCATGCACTACCATTCCAATAGTAAATATTTGATACAGATTCCCATGCACTTCCAGTATAGATAT